ATTTGTTGTCATGAGCGTCACGCCCTCCACCTTGAATGAGGGGAATTTGATCCTGTCCATATCCCCAGTCCCCTACGCCATAGTCAATGTCATAGTTTCTGAACAGGTCGGCTATATGTCTGGCTTGATCCATCGGGTGCTCAGCTGGACGGGGATCAATCCATGCCAATTGATACCTGTTGCTCTTACGCCAGTGAAGGATAATTGTTGCGACGGTCTTTGAGGCAGTAGGACCAGAACCGAAATCAACCCCACCTAGCACTCTGATCTCGTTGCCATAGGTGGCCTTCAGGTCCAATACCTCCCCTGGAAGTAACAACTTCAAGTAGTTCACATAACAGGCTTGAACCATATCGGGAGTAATTGGACGACGTTCTGCCTTGTAAAACTCACCTCTACAGTGAGACAGATACATGGATAGGGGATAGTGCTTCTCCTGATACTCTATGGACAACTCAGGCTGAACATGATACTTGTGAATTGCATCATGGATTGTAAGGGGAATATGTGGGAACATTGCCTGTGGGAAATGATACCCACGATAGTCCACGTTGGTCGGATTCTGTGCAACCCATTTGCCCTGTAAGATTTTAGTCAGCTTGTCCTCGTCATTGGTGATAGCACCAAATGCGTCAAAGGTCAATTTTTCTCGCCACTCGGAATCGTCATATTTCCATTCACGCTGGTCTGTTCTTTTCCACATTCGATGATATTCAGAACCAGCCTCCCCACCAATGCCAAACACATACACCCTTCCGTGAGTCTTGGACAGGGAGTACATGGCAACTGGAAGAAAACCAACGTCTTGGGCTTGGGCTTCGTCCAGTATCAATGCCTGATTGGATTTTCCCTCAACTGCGTGATACTTGTTTTCGTCAGTTACCAGGTATATCACAGAACCGTTAAGCAGCTTGATACGTCCAACGTTTGCCTTACCATGGGGGAGGTATGCCTCCATTTTTGGATTTGCGATAAAAGTCTCCTGACGCAATCTTTGTTCTGAAAAAGCGGACCTGTGGTTGTCATCGTCCACTACATAGGTAACTTCACATCCAGGTTTGTTTAGTGCAATCCATGAGATTAGCGAACTTGCGTTTGTGGTCTTGTAGGTTTGTCTCCCATTGACAAACATTTGGTGTGGGTGTTCATCAAGCAGTGGCTCAAGCCAATATGGATCTTGTTTGAAATGTAGGGGCTTCCTACCAATCATTGGACGAAAGTCCTTGATAAAATCTAATAAATTATTTGGAACAACATCAGGATTTGCCTTGGCTCGTTTTTCCCTCATTCGTTCTTCTAGTATTCCTAAACGGAATCCGTCACTATGTACCATTTTTCTCAGGCAATTCCTCCAGCTCTGGAGTCGTTTGTAACAGTTCCCCCTCTATCATTTTTAGTCTCCTGGCGAAATCGTGATTTTTTTGCACGGTGGAATACACTTGAGACTGATACCCTACAGCCTGGGAAAGTTTAATCATTAAGCCATGGTCTTTTTCTCCATCAGGTTTTTGAGATTCCTTAAAGAACTCGTCAGCTAAAGTGTCCATAATGGTAACAGATATTTTCCCTACGTGTGCTGGATCTGTCCAAGACTCTTGCATCATATATTTAGATAAAATTTATTTAATAAAGTGTTTCTTTTTCATGTGAGTTAGCATTTTACCCTCGGAGGCAGTGAAAAAATCATGTTTTAGACAGGCGAAATTTGGGAATTTACTCATTATATGGTATCTCTAATTTATCTAGTATAAGTTTTAAATAGATATCTGTTTTATACTGTTTTTCCTGTATGTCTCTAATATCTTCCTCATGTGAGGAATGAATCCCAACTGAATTTTTATCCTGCTCGGAAAGTTCCACTATCTTGTTTTTTAGTGCGATAAAACATTGTTCCTTTTTCCAGAAATATCTGATAAGTCCTATTACTCCAACTGAACAAGGAATCAAAACTGCAACTGCCATTTCTATCCACATGGGTAGTTGTTATCCTAACTGTTTAAAGGAGTTTTTATATTCAATCTTCTTCGCAATCGTCATCATGATCCCCGTCAAGACCGCCACAATAATCACAGGTTACACCATACATGATTCTCCACAGTAGTCCTCATTGACCTCTATATTTTCCCCGAAAAAATCTGACAAGGTTGACTGATTTTCAATGTCCTCCGTTGAGGATTTGTAACCCCACTTGTTATACCTTTTAGCCAGTTTGCTTCCAACTCGATCTATTTCGGCTTCTAGCCATTTAATAGTTTCAAATGCCAAAGGATCATATTTCTCCATTAGTTTTAAATCCCATTCTTCGGCATGAGCTCCACAGTAACATTCACCTGATCTGTTCAGCCATTGATACACGGGAGTTTTCTCCAACTCGTTCTCAATGAAATAATCCCACAACTGCTCACCGTTCTTCCATAGGAACGGCTTGACGTATGGCAATCCAGAGTTAAAGTCCAGAGGCTTTTTGGTATATTTTTTCACCTTGTTTCTTGCACGTGATTCCTTCTTTCGAACTCCAGAAATGAAACAGGCATTTTCTCCAGCTTTTATTTTAGGTCGCAGGAAATAATACCAAGTGTGCATTTTTAGATATCCCATCCACATGGAATGATTTCCAGCGAAGGCAAAACCATACTTCATGACGATATTGTAAAACCTCTCCTTGTCACTAGCCCAAGTCATGTGGATTGGCCAATTTCTTTTCTTGGCATAGTCCACTACGAACTGCCTGGTGTCCCGAGCTCCAAGTCCCGTGTTGGTGAAAACTATCCCTGCGAATCTGTCAGGATAATTCCTAGCAATAAAGTCAGCAACACAGACGGAATCCTTGCCACCTGAGAACAATACATAGAACCTGTCATAGCCATACTTCTCAATGACCTCTGACATTATTTGCTCAGGCGACTGTGGCTCAACCCATTCAAAGTTACTCAAGAAGAAAACCCATCTAATGATTCATTGCTCTGGGGTTTTAATCTATTGCGAATTATCTCCACATACTCGGGGTTTAACTCTATTCCAAGCCATCTGCGGTTGAGTTTCAGGGCTACTAGGGCTACCGTGCCAGCTCCCATGAACGGATCAAATACCACTCCAGGCTCAAAGCCTACTCCGCAATGACAGGTTTTCTCGCCTACCTTGCGGTAACTTGCAGTTACCGCATCTTTTTGCATCTTCTGTTTCATGCCCTGAGTAAGATCCTCGGAGTGATCATGCCATGACTGTCCCAGTGACTTGGCATACTCCTCTGTAGGCTCCATGATATTCTCCACTGGTATGCCGCAATACTTGCAGACTTTCTCAGGGACAGCACAACGAATGATCTTGTGTGGCAGCTCCTCTGGGAATGTGGCAAAATGAGCCGCAACGAATGGCTTTGGGTTTATAAAGAATACGTCACCTGGATTCTTTCCCTTTGGATCGTTAAGAGCTCCGTCATGGTTGTTTCCAGCTCCTCTAGAGGCGGCCATCCTGACCTTCAGTGAGTTGTTAGAAGCTGGGGTATTTTCGGTGGTCTTGTAAGTTTTTGAGTAATCCCAGTCGTCCTTGCCTACTGCCCTGTTCCTGTGGATTCCCTGAGTGGATTGACCTGGGACATCCAGTTCCTTTCGCTTCAATTGGGCTTTCTCCACGTTTTTGTCAATGTCGCTACCAGTACCAAAGTGGCTTCGTCCCTTAGGCTGTTGATTGCCACGTGGAACCTCCACTACGTCCTCAAAGAGACCTGACTGTGTCTTTTTGGTGGTGATGTTCTTCTTGGTGACCTTGGAGTCAGAAATGGGCTTTTCACGAACTGCATCCAGATCGAAAAAATATTTCCCCTGCTTGACGAAGAAGAATATGCTCTCCCATTTGTTTTGGAACCTGTCCTTTACTGAAGTCGGCATGGCATTGCTCTTAACCCACGGTATGTGGTTGCGTAACAGCCACCCGTCATCAATGCACTTTATCATGAATCTTTCAGGTATTCCGACTCTGGTTTTTGGCTTTAGGTGAATTTTAGGCTGTTTCACGTTGTATGCCCCTGATTTTCCTGTATACTTTATAGAGCCATGCTGGGTTTCCTTTCCCTCAGCCAAGTCCCTCATGCCGCCTGACTGGGTGGAGTAGGAGTCACCAAGGTTGATCCAACAGGAGCCAGAAGGCTTTAAGATACGCTTAATCTCACGCATAAGCTCCATCATGTTGTCAAGATACTCCTCAAATGTCTCCTCTGATCCCCATTGACCGTCAACCTGATAGTCCCTTAACCCCCAATATGGAGGGGAACTGATACAGCAATCTACGGATTCTGAGGGGATATCCCTAATCCTGTCCAGACAATTGCCTACGAGCAGATCGCCATTGTGCCACTCAGACATTTCTACTCCTACGGTATAGTTTTCTGTTCTGATTAAGTTTTTCCTTGTTTTGAATATAATACAGTCTTTGCTGCAAGAGTTGAGTCTCCTTGATCAATCTAGCCCTCTCCAATTGTCTGGCTATCTGTTTTCGGTTAATCGGTGTGGGAGACAAAATTTTTAATCTGCTCTTGAGATTCCTCAACAATTTTTTCCTCTCCTGAAGTGTCAGACCTTGAATGTCTGTAAGAAATGACTCATTCATCAATTCGCTTCCTTGTATCCTCATAGTAGCCATTGTCCTTGCGTTCCCGTTCCCTGTCCATGGTATTGTGATAAACAAATTCAGGATCGTTAAATCTGGCCTCAATCTCCTTCTTACGGAACTCCAAGTATTTTTTAGTCATTCTAGGCATGAGGCTGCTCCTCCAGGGCTTCCCTGTATTTTTTACATTTAGGCTTGGTTCTGACTCGATTGTTACAGCACTTACAGCGGACACGTTTGGAGTCTATGGTTCCTAAATTTGATATAAATATGTCACAGGCGGCACATCTTACGCCAAGTGCATACCAAGAGGTCTTTAGCCTGGTGGTTTGAAATTGCTTACATTTACCTATACATTGAGACATTAGTACACCTCATCAAACAGACACTTTATAATGTCTTTATAGGATTTATTCTGAGTCCTTTTATAATTAGTATTGTGATAGTCACGTAAATGGGTTTTGGGAGTTCTTACTTCATAACTCCCACATAGTCTGCAAAACCAAGTTATTTGGTGTTTTGGGGAAACATGGCCAAAAAGTTCGCTCATTTTTTACACTTTCCACATACTGTCTGACCACTATCTGATATAGTACATTCCATGTTGGAGGCGTGACAGTGACTACAGAGGGCTTTCATACCCATGTTTCCTTCATTGTCTTTGTGTAGGAACGGGAATGAGGGCATATCCATATTGACGTATTTCCCTCCACTAGAGTAAGTTTTGTACAGTCTTTTTTTGGATCACAGGTGCATTGACCTGTTATGTGTACGGTAGTCAAGATTGTCCCCAATCTACCTCAATTCTAGTAACCCAGCAGGATTTGTTGCAACACTTGAATGTGTCCTCTTGACCAATATCCAGGGTGTTAACAAAGCCATTATCTGAGGCTAAACTGTTATTTTTCCAAGGCAGTACGTAAACTTTGTCGTTACATTCTGGACAATTCATGCGGTGGATTCCTTGAACAGGCGTATTGCCAATTTTATGGCGTCCTCGGCCACTCCGTCTGTGCGTACATGGATTGTGGCTCGTTTCTCACCCTTTGTGTTGTCGTTGGAGATTTTGATATCGATGTTGTGATCCGTGTGGGTGTATGAATCTGTCATGCTATTTTCTCCAAACCTTCGTCTATTGCTTGTTGAAGTACAGCCGAATAAGAGACCGACTTGCCTTCACTCATTATACGTCGTGCCTGAATACCTCTGATCTTTTGATCTTGTTCTTCAGTGACGGTGATACATTTCGTTTTTTTAGTCATGGTTAAGTTATTAATTTGGTATTATAATAAGGTTTGAATTATATATCTAATTTGTCACAACTCATGCAAATGTTAGAGGGGAGTAGTTTTCGTAGAGAGTGACAAGATTCGCATTGACCAAGTTCCATAGTGTTAAGGAGTTTTGATTGTTTAAAAATTTTTTTGTGAGTTTGTGGTTAATTGTTT